TTTTCTTCTTAAATGAACGAATAGCCCTCTCTGCTGAAAGAGGAATCATCCTCGCTGTTTCTGCATCATCTTCAAGATAATTTGTCAAATCTTCTATAAGCTGTTCGTCCATTTAATCACCTACCTTTGCTGAGATAAAATCTCTGATATTATTCCAGCCTTATTAGTTGCTGTCAGGGCATAGCCGTTATCACTAGCAAGTTGTCTCAACTGTGATACAGTCATATTAGACAACTCGCTTTCTGTATACTTATGTGTTGATTCATCATAAACACTCGCTACAGATGGTGACTGGCTGTTTTCATCGAGACTATGCCCGGTTATTCCCCCACCTTGGTACCGATCACGATACCACCGTTAGCTTTTGGTGCGACCGGAATGAACATTCCAGAAGCTTTTGTCCAAGTAGTAACCGGATCCTGTGTAGCCCACATGGACAGAGTAATAAACATTCTGTTTTGCTGTGTGGTAAAAGCTCTTGCTTCCTCTTCCTCTGGTGTTGGCCCCCAAAGTCCAGTACCGAAAGAACCATCCGGGTTAGCTTCATACAGGGTAAATACGTTTTCTTTAAAGAAACGTCCAGTTTTCCATGCTCCATCTTTTCTGTAACGATATTTTTCATCGCAGCGATCTACGGTAATCTCATATTCCTGCATAAGAAGGTTTGCAAGTTCCTGTTTGGTCAGAAGACGTTTGTTAGCCGCACCAAGAACAGCGGTTTGCATAGCGGTGTTGTTTCTCATATAATTAATCATTTTTAAGGAAGTGAGGGCTTTATTAACAACAAATCCCTTTTCTTGTGCAACATCAATCATCTTTTGAATATCGCCCATAATATCAGAATCCGGCTTAGACCAGTCAGTAAGGGTGATTTTTGCTTCTGACGGAACGCCAAGATCAATTGGAAGATCTACATTGTTCTCATGGATTTTAAGAGAACCAGTTCCCATGATCTGCCCTTTCATAACTTTTGTTCTTGCCAGAACTGCTTCAAATGAATTACTTACATCGTCAAACACAAATTCGGTAAGAGACTGATCGTCCGGGACGCCGTTTTCAATAGCCATGCGAAGAGATTCTGACTGATTCATTTTCTCTTTAATGAAAAGTTTTTCGGTCAGTACCTTCTCAAAGCTTGGTCTCTCTCCAATTCTTGCCTCTGTATCAAGCGCATGAACATAAGCAACTCTAGGAAGTTGCTGCCCGCTCATAAGTCTGTAGTATTTTGCTTTCATAAATTGGGTTTTTACATCCGGGAAGATAACGTCAAGTGCTCCCGGACGTTTAACTGCATAATTCTGTGAATAGTTAATTCTCTCTTCCAGTGTAATACTGGTCAATACGTTATAATTCATTGTGGAATACCTCCTTAAAATTCAACTTCTGGTTCTGTTAAAAACGCAATTCCAAAAGGCTTATCAAGCTCTTGGAGTTCTGTTTTTGCGGTAGAATCAACTGCTACTGGAAGTCTGTTTTCAAAAACTCGTCCTGCAACGATTACAGAAATCGGACGTTTTTCATCGTCTGTCATATCAACTTCTTCGTATACAATCCCTTTTGCGCCTGTTTCATTTTTGGGGAAAACTGAACCAGCCTTAATGATTTTTCTTCCACCAACTTCCACCGCATTTGTCTGCTCTGCTGTAAAAGTCTTTAAAATAAGTCCTTCCGCAGATTCAAGAAAATTGGGGGTTGTACCGTATTCAATAACTTTGTTAAATGCCATAACTTAATTCTCCTTTTTTAAAAATTAATTGGGGCGTTTCCTCCAAGTTCTGTTTTTTCGGAACCGCTTAATTGTTTTGAACGTTCAGCTGCATATTTTGCAGCACCACTTTTTTCTTCTTTTCCTCTACCGCCATTACCACCACCCGGATTCGGAGTATTTTCCAATGCTTCTTTCTCCCAGGCTGCTTTTGCGGTATCAAGTGCTGTTTTATTTGCTTCGGAAACTCCCTTGACAAAAGTTTCAACTTCTTTCATTACATCCTCAGATTTCTCACAAGGCATGGACGCATATGCTTTAATAGCACTTGCGTAAGTTTCGGTTGAAAGTCCTGCATTTGCGAACATAGAAGTAATTTCACTGGTAAGGGCTTTTTTGTTGGATTCTGCAAGCGCAGCTTTCAAATCAGCTAACTCCTTATCCACTGCTTCCTTTTCTTTCTTGCGTTCAGCTTCTAGCCGTTCTGCTTCGGTCATGTTCTGCTTTTTCAACTCTTCCAACTCTTTTTCCAGGGAATCTGCTTTTTCAGCTTTTTCCTTCAGAGAAACATTTTTGTCTTTCTCTTTCTTAGTTTCAGCAGAAATAGAATCAAGAAGCTTAGAAACCTGTTCCTCGGAAGGTTCTGCAACTCCCATACCGATAAGTGCCTGTTTTGCCTGTTCTCTTGTCATTGAAATCTCCTTTCTTCCAGTCCAATACGCTTTTTCAACACGGTTCGCTCCGCACATGGTCTGTACCCGATTTACGCTCACGGGCTGTTGCAATTTATTTGATTTTGGGTATTAAAAAAGAAGCCTTAGATTTCTCTAAAACTCCTTAAATAATCGAAATTTGGTTCATTCTTCGTTAGATGGAGAATTTGCCATTGGTTCTGTTTTGGACGGATTTTGAAACTTTCCGTCAAGTAATTGCTGTGCTTTCTGCATTTCCGCTTCCGGGTCTGCCAGTTCCGGGTAAATAGTTCCCAGATACGGTAAACTCATTTCGTAGACTTTCTGCGGATCACTAAATAAACCGCAAGTAATCAGTGCAATAAGCGGATGAATTTTATTTTTAAACAGATAATCGAGTGCCTGTGCTTTTACAAGCATATTGTCTGTTGGGTTTCTGGTTATCTTTACATCAAAATCTCTGGTTGAGATATTAACATCATTTGATGTACCACGGATAATATTCAGAATAATTCTAGCAGATTCCTTTTCAGCTTCCTTGGTGAATGCTTCTACCAATTTTGCATCTCTTTCTGCGAAGTCCCATCCATTACGAAGGTATACAGCATTTCCTGTATCACCTCCGCTATTGCTTTGGCGGTTTGGCATTGCTTCCACAATCAGCATGTTATTGTAGATATCATCCTTTGCAACCTGGCTCTCTGATTGATTCAATTCAGCGGTCATCAGTTCAACATCTGACTGACAGCCATTTCCAGTATCTTTTACAGAGATGGCACCAAGTTTTACCATTTTCAAAAACTCGTTTTCATCTACCTCGCAGTTCTTGAACTTCATAAAGGCTTGCACAAACTGTTCAACGCCATTTAATCTATCAGACTGGTATTTGTTAATTGCATCAAATAAGGTGATTGCAATTTCAACATCTGAAAGCCTGTCATGATTATTCGGGCATTCAACAATAGGAATTCCTCCAAAACCGTTGATGCCATATTCGGTTACTTTTCCATTCGTGATTTTGAAAAACTGTTTCTTTGAATAACATAAGTAGTATTGTTGCTCATCTTCATCCTTCAAAATCTGAACGGACAGCATTGGTTTTCCGTTCCTCTGCGAATATACAATGTAACAATCACCAGGATACGGAATAAAGATTCTAAACGGCGGTAAATCTCCGTTTTCTGTCCAGTCCTCTTCTTTCAGAATAGCCTTATAAGAAGTTCCTGTTGCACTTTGGTATATTGCTCTCTGGATGTTTCTTGCATCTGCATTGGCTTCATCCAGATAATCATTCAGCAAATCAACTTGCTCATTTATTTTTTTGTCTGCATTTTTCTTTTTACATACATATTGGATTGGTTCCCCGCAAATCTGTCCAGCTTTAAATTTTACAGTTTCAAATGCGTGATTTTCAACCACTCTGTTATTAACTTCTGGACGTACTATTTTATTTCGATACAATATCGGCTGATCACCTTTCATGTACCGATACAAGTAATCAATCAATGTTCGATTTCTATTATGTATGCCAATTGTATCTGATACTACTTTTACTACATTTTGTGGAGTGATTCGGTCAACGCCTGTGTAGGCTACTTTTCGCCCGAAATCACCTCGGCATAAATCTACAAAATTCATTGTATTTCTCACGAGCCGAACCATCCTTTCTGCAAAATAAAAAGCACTGGATGTTTTAATCCAATGCTCTACTTTATATTCTACACATATTAAAAGTATTTTTCAGTATACTTCGGTATCATCTTTCGAAACCTTTTATCTTTTTTATTTCTGCTATGGCTTTTAAATGCTTTTTTTTAATGTGAATCTCTGAATAACCCATCTCATCTGCAATGCGAACCAAAGATTTGTACTCAACATAGTGCTTAAATAATATGTCATATAGTAATGGATCTTCAACCTGTTCTATGGTTCGGACTATTTCTTGTCTTTTTTGTAAAAATTCAGATATCATTTCTGAAATCTCTTCTCGCAGATCAAATATCTTCGCAATCATATCTCCCATCGGATCACGTTTTACAGAAGTTTGTACCTTTTCTCCAACAGGAATTGCAGATACACTTGTGGAAAGAGAACTGAGCTGTTCTTCTTCGATAAGCTTATTTTTGATTCTGTTATCATAATTTTCAATCTGGCGTAAATATTGAGCTGTAGTCATCATACTCTATCTCCTTCCCCACATAAAATTTTTGGTTGCTTTTACTTCTGCAAATCTTTTGCCGGCAAGCGTTATTGCAAGCTGCGTAACTCCATCGGCAGCGTCATCATGTTCATTATCACCAATATAGACGAATGTAGTTAATTCATCCATAGCCTTTTGATACTGTTTATCTTGATATTTCGGAGCCAAAAATATAAAATTTTGCTTAACATCCCCGGAATATTGATTTATTTTTTCTTTTTTTGCTTGTTTTGAAGGTGCTTTTGTACTTGTCGTGCTGCAAGCGTATTTATGTTCTTTCAAGCGTTCATTTACATAATAGGCATACATATCTCCACCATTATTTGCTTCAAAATTGATAGATTGAATATTATTTCCCATGATTCTTCCAACAACTAATGGCAATGTTCCTTCTTTTGGCGCTGTGCTAAAAATCCAGTCATATATATACACATCTCCATTTTCGTATTCTGCACCTACTGGCATTGATAAGCTATCGCCACCACCCCACGCAACATCGCAAGCAGAAACATTTTTAACAAATCCACCTTCTGGGAGAACGCCGTTATAATATCTCAATTCGTCAGCTGCAAACACAATTCCTTCACGCAAGAAGGGCTTTTGCTGATATTTGGCTTCCCATTCGTTAGCGTCTAACCTAGCTTTCATATCAACATAATATTTTGTTGAAAATCCAACGCCATACTCATAATCGAAATTGGATTCACCATCATCGTTCAAAGCTGGAATTTTTCTAAACCGATACATTGGATTATCCCGATTTAGCTTCTCTATTTTTCCAAGAGGGTCATATAAATTCCATCTGGTTCCAACCATAAGTTCTCTTGCACCATCAATCTTACGGTCAACCATCTTGTTTAGATATTCTTGATATGTGTTTTCTAATCGGGTAGGACTTAATGAATGTTGCCTATCTCTTACAAGGTCATCCACGTACAAATACCCATCGGAAGAAATGTCAACGGCACCTGTCCAAGTACCTTCAATACCACGGCAAGTCATTGTTGCAAATCGGTCTGGCTTGTCCAGGTTTATTTCAAAATCATCAGCACTCTGTTTTTGAAGTTTCGACTGTGGAAAAATTTCACTATAGTTGTATTCCTGTGTATTAATGAGATTAAGAAGTTCTCCGTAAAATCCTTTTGCCAGTTTTCCAGAATGACCACCCATGGCACTATGGCTATTTGGTCTTTTACCCATTATCCATGACATAAAGAAAATACACATAGTGGATTTTCCAACACGGCTCGGAAGCGATAAACCGTAAAACTCTATCTTTCTTTCTTCCAAATCTTGTAGGTCTTGGGCTACCACATGTAGTGTTTTTCTTCGTGGAATATAAAATTTCTTGCTGTCTGGTCTATTTTTTTCCATATAAAGCAAGTAACTTTCAAATAAATGTGGTGCTTCCAACAACAAATACTGCCAGTAGATATCATCAAAATCACCACTGCCAGTTAATGCAGCACACTTCTCTGCTATGTTATGTGAGTATTGACTTACTTTCATAGCCATTTTCCGTGCTTCTTGGTTCTTTCTGAAAGGAAGGTCAATATTCATATTTAAGAGCAAATCAAGGCAATCTTTTTGATTCTGATAGATTGTCATGTCACTACTGATAATCTGATTCAGTACTGCCCGATACCATTCAAGCGAACCTTCTGTAATTTTTCCCATAAAAATAGAGCCAGACCTCCTTTCTTTTTAGGATTTAGTCTGGCTCTCATGTGGCTCTCTTGACTGGTTTACTTATTATTTAACATTCTCATCAGCTGTCATGTCTCTTGTATCTACGATGGTAGAAGTGTTACCTCCTTGAATCTTTGGTACTTCACCATTCCATTTATCAATCTTCTGTTTTTCAATCAGTTCGGGAGTAAGAGATTCTGCGATTTTTCTATTTGCTTCTGCTTCAGCTTCTGCTTTAATCTTAATTGCTTCTGCTTTTCCTTCTGCATCAATCTTTGCCTGTTCCGCTTGGATAGATGCTTTTTCTTTTTCCTGTTCAGCAGCAATCAGTGCAACTTCTTTATCTTTATCAGCTTGTACTTTGGCTGTTTTAGCTTCAATGTTAGCAAGTTCTAATTCTTGCTGTGCATTTACCTTCTTCTGAATTGCAGCCTGTGTTTCATCATCGGTGGAAATAGAAGTAAAGTTTACTGTATCAATAATAATTCCGTATGGCTCAAACTTCTGCTTAAGATATTCGTCAAGTGCTTCATTCAGTTCCTGGCGTTTATCACCGAAAACATCTGTTACTGGATACTTCGCAGTTACTTCCTGCGTCCATGCTTTCATCTTAGGCTTAATAAAAGTATTTTTCACAGATTCCCCGGATTGACCTTTGAACTGAGTAAATACATCAGTTACTCTGCTCTGATCGAATTTATAAGAAAATTCAAGGTCGACTTGAAGCGATTTTCCATCTGCCGTTGGTGTCTTGAAACTTTCATCTTTTGGAGAATCGCCCTTATCCTCAGATGTAAGATAAGACTGCTCGATTCCAACGGAATACAGTGAAGTTTTTACTGTAGGTGAAATCAAATGCCATCCCTGTGTAAGTACATTCTTAGAGATTCCTCCGTTCATTTTGTACTCTACCGCAATGTAACCAGCCGGAACTCTCACACTGCACTTTGCAACACATATAAGTCCTGCAATGATTACAACAGCTAATCCAATTCCACCTAAAAGTCCTTTTTTCATTTATTATCCTCCTCTTTTTGACTTTCGTCTTTATTTAACTCATCAATAGCATTTCTGCCAATGTGGTTCAATAATTTACCTAGTGGTTGAAATAATTTGTAAAGCAGGAACCATACTACTGCCGCTCCACATATCACTAGAAATATAAATACTGGATTCATTCAATCACCTAACTTTCTACAAATTTCAATAAAATCTGGCTTACTAAGTTCTTTCAGCTTGTTAGCATATTTTGGAAATTCATGTGTATATATCGGATGACCTAAAAGTTTTTCTGCGTATTCGTATGCAAGTTTTCGGTCATCCCCTGTAAGCATACAAATTCCTGTATAGGTTTCAATTACTACAGCTTCTTGTTTTGTCATACATATCCTCACTTGATAAAATCATCTTTTTAATTCCGAAAAAATATTTTCAATTACTTTCCACTCTGCGAATACTGCCATGAGCAATAATGGTACTGCCGAAAACCCCCAATGATTTTCAATCATCATTTGAATTGTGGCTATCAAATAATCTGCTACCCACTTGAATATAATAAAATTAGTGATTATACAACATATCTTTCTGATTTTATTCATACATTCACCTCAAATTCTTTCTTACAGTTGCTTCCCTTGCATTTTAATTTAAGATGCTGAATCTTTGTGTTTGGGCTAATCAAAAGTGCTTTCTTCTGGCAAAAAGGGCAACAGGCGTATTTCACTCCATTGATATTCCGTATTAACGCCTGTCCATTCCATGGTTCTGGTGGATTCATGTATTCAGAAAAATCTATCCCTTCGGATTCTAATGCTGATTTAATGCTCATTTATTTTTTTCTTACTCCTTTTCGCCCTGCAACTCTACGCTCCTTTGGTTCCCCGTGCATCTTTTTTCCGTTGTTTGTTAGGTATATTCCGTATCGCATCAATGCTCTGGTACTTCCAGTGTTGCTCAACCAAGCACACATAAATGTTTCAAAAGACATATCAGTTCAACCCATGAACCTTTCTTAGATTTGCATACCGGTCAACAAGTACGTCCAATGCGGTCTGAAGCTGATTGATTGTAATGCAGTCATCCTGGTGGCGTTGTTCATACCATTCTATAGATGGATGACCAGTATCTACATTTTCAATTCCATCAATCGGAATCTTCCAGTTATCATTTTCAAGAAGCTTTTGGTTAAGTGTCTCCGATAAAGCTTTATAGTCCAGGATTATATGCTGTTTTTTCTCGCATTCATCAGCCAAACGAACAACTTCATTTTTCAACTGTTCTTCTGTCCAGTTTGCCATATCCTCAAATTTCATATTTACCACCTCTGTCTTCGAAAATTGTCTCTTCCAAGCATAAATTTTTCGGCTGAAAAATTATCCTCTACATCAATATGTGCTTCACGGTCTTGCACCTCATATCCGTTTGGAGTTAATTCAAGTTTTGCAGTATATTCAGCGCCACAATTGGTGCATTGCCATGTCACATTTAAAAAGATTTCTTTTTCTATAAAAGGTTTTGTGTAATCGGAATTTTCGCATTTTAACATTCCACCGCAAACAGGACAATTGCGTTTATCAAGTAAATCTAGCATTCAAATTCCCTCTTCTCCCTATGCTTCATCTGGCAGGCAATCATTTTAGCTATGTTTTCACGTTCCTGTTTTATGCCATGTCCCTGGCGGAACAGCTCGCATTCAAGGATATTCCCGCAGTTTGAACATTCGTCTTTTATTTCTTTACCGCATACTTCAATCATTTTCATCACCACAGTAAATCAGTAAGTAATTTGCAATTTTTCTAAGATCATTTTTCCCATACAGACGAATTCCATCTTTCAATCCTCTGTCAATCAGCCAATCAGCTAACTTTATTGGTTGTGTAGGTGGTTCATCTTTGGATTTTTCTATCTTAAAATCATCAATTAAACCACCTCTATTTATAAGTTCAGAAAGTTCGCTCATCGGTACTATGCCTCCTTGTTTTTCCATCACTATTGAAGCAAACCCATGTGAAGCCATCGTGTTTTCTGCAATTCTTACAACTTTTTTCGTTCATAAATTACCTCGATTTAGAAAAATCCAGTGTGCCGACTTGAACGGCATAAATCTCCCAACGAGAAGCACTGGAACTTTAAGGGGGAAAATGCAACTTCTGGCAATGGCAATTTGCCAGATAGAAACAACAGGAATCGAACCTGTGTCACATGATATTCAATATCATTGCTCTACCACTGAGCTATGTTTCTTTTTTCATCATAAAACGCTAAACTAGATGATTTTTTTAGAATCCCCGACTATCACTCCTCACGGGCATTGGTCTTATCTCTCTAAAAAGTTTTTGCACAAGATCGCTAGTGAGTTGCGTCTATATGCCTGCACGAATGCACGCAAACGCATCCGCATTTATGTGCAAGAACTAACAATAGCTATGCTAAAGTCAGATGTCCTATCTACACTTGGTAGATGGAATAGCAGGAGACGGATTCGAACCGCCGTTTCCATTGATATGAGCCATGTGAGATTCCGCTTCTCTATCCTGCTATGTACATGTTTGGAAGAACCATTTCAGCACGTTCACTTATTGACTACTAGAGGAAGTCACTATATCACCGATAAACAGTACGTATTCGGAACTCGGTTATACATTCCTACGCACTGCTCTGTGCTTTTCCTACCACCAAACTTTCAGTCTCCAAACAATCGGAAAGGATGGATTCGAACCATCAAGACCTAGTCGACTAGCCCGTTCCCAGTTACTTGCACTTTCCGAATAACCCGGTTCTTCCGGGTTAGCAATAGGTTTATCGTGTTATGCTTTCCACTATCTACAAGTTTTAGTGCTGTAGATTCACTGGATATTTTTATGCGTCTTTGAACGGCATCTCTTGAAAACTCCTTTTATTAACGTGCGCTGCGTTAATGTTTTTAACTCCGAGATATACCAGCCGGGAAATCAGATCCATTTAAGCTACGCCGTATCGCACCTAAATTCACCTAATCCACACGCTCAACTGGAAGTTTTTTCCACCCATATTACGGATGAATGGCATTTAGAAGAAATAGAAGCTCTGGGATTCGAACCCAGGACTTACGACTTATGAGGCCGTTGCTCTTACCGCTGAACTAAGCTTCCTAAGATACCGAATTATTTGACCGCCATGACAAACAATCCGGCACTGTTGCAGTTCTTGACCACCAGCCGCAACAAAGGTTTTCTGAAACACTTTTAGATTTCAGAAAAGAGTGTTATAAAATGAACTTGCGGCATTAGCGAAACCGCAAACTGGGCTAACTGGATTCGAACCAGCAAATGCAGCAGTCAAAGTGCTGTGCCTTAACCATTTGGCGATAGCCCATTATCACCCGGGCGCACCATTAAAGCCCGGGGAAATCGTGATATATAAGTTTATGTAATTAGTATAATAAGTAATTAACACTTAAGCTACTCTGGATGCCTCGACTTATCACTTTCATAGGTTTTCCCGAGCCTACATGGATTAAGTCGAAGCGGCGCTTTTATGAATTTAACCCTTTCGATTAACTCAATCGGGATAATTCCAATTGGAATTAGTAGATACATGGGGTTCTCCTCTTATTCTGCAAAAATCCAATCCTCTGCTAACATATCTGCTTGAGATGCAAACCATCCCATCTGTACGCCAGATGTTCCGACAAAAGCAATGGCTTTGTTTCCGATTGCATCATGTTCACAATTTACAATTTCATTATCAGCAGTCTTATATGAAATTCCAGTGGCAATCTGAATGTACTGTTTCTTTCCATTCCAGCCTTTACGAGACACTTTAAGTCCTCTTTTCAGATAACGGATAGCGTCACCAAATCCAAATGTTGACTGACCACCAAGAACACCACAGTTATTCTCATCAGCAATCATCCAGTCATCTCGCTGTGTGTGCATGAAAGTATATTCTACTCTCTGTGTTTCACGGATATCGAGAACTGCTCCCTGGCCTTGATCGGAATCTTTTGGTCTGCAATGAATCATAATCGTCTGTTTTTCATCGTCCCAACACCAGTAACCATTCCATCCTGGAAGTTTCACTTTTGCTCCCTGTTTCATAAGTTTTAATGCTTCTGAAAATTTCATTTCTATATCCTCCTTTACCTCGTGCAAATTAAGAAAATATTCAGTGCGAAACATATTTCTAAACAAATACAGAATAAAATCTGTATTACGCTTGTCTTTCCTTCTTCGTCCAGTATGGCTAAAGTACCGGCAAGAACCAGAACGAAAAATGCAAGATTTACAGCTGTTCCGATTACATTAAGTGCATTCATTTTCTTTTTCCTCCCCAATTAATAAGTCCAGAATTTTTTCTGCAATCTCTTCCTCTGGCTCAAATGGCATTCCACAGTAATTGTATGATTCTAAAGCCGATTTTAGGCTTGCTTTGAATCCATTGTAAATTTCTCCATGCTGTAGTAATTCGTGCCTTAAAACCAAAATTGCATCAGTAATTGATTGAGAAGTGACACTAATTTTTGCCAAGCACTCCATTTCAATGTCTGGAATAGTCATCATTTCAAACTCAAATACTGGAATTTCATCTACTGCGGTATGGAAATTTACTGATCTTACTCTTGGAACTTCATTTCCATCAATAAAACATTTTATGCCAAGCCAATCATAGGGGTTTGGGTTTGTGATCTTCACTATCGGCATCTTCGTACCCCTTTCTTTTAGTTTCACAGTAGAGAAGAAGGTGTTTCGCAATCTCTTCCAACTGTAGAATGTTGTATTTTGGAATTTCCCATGTTTTCTGCTCCAATAATGGAGAAAGTGGAATTTTCTCAGTTGGTAGTTCGCAAGTTACTGTGGCATTGATAATCATGGACGCTACATCAATGGGAGATTCTGGAAAACTATCCTTATTATCACTTATTGGTGCATCAGGCATGAATAACTTTTTCCATTCTCCGTTTCCATTTGAAAATAATTCTCCGTTTTGCAATTTAAGTGTTCTAATAGCTTCTCTTGGAATATCTTCTTCTTTTTCACATTTACAAATATCATTCCCAATTATGTATAAAAAACAATTCATCCTTCTTCCGCCTCCCCGAAATATTTCTTGTAAAGCTTATGGTTGTAATACCACAGATGTTGCATCACAAAAATTTTATCAATACATTCCAAACCATAATACATCACTCTGTACTCGGCGGTTCTGTCTCCATTTTTATCAGCGCTATAACCAGCTAATTTAGATTTTGATTTTGCGCCAAACCATCTACCGTTCTTTGTAACAAACAAAGAAAGATTACCGTATTCGCAAACATATGTGACAGTTTGAGTATCATACAATCTGCCATCAGCTAATATTGCTTTTGCGTGAATTGGCTTTACAAGTTTCCGAATTGCCGGGGATTCCTTTCCAACATTTTCATATGCTTGGTTTGTTTCGGAAACGCCTTTTTTATTTTTTGAGAAAAATTTAAGCACGTCTTTTCCTCCCAAAATATTCATCAACTGCCTGTCTTACAATGTCCGATACGCTCCTGTCTGTTCGGTTCTTCTCTTCCATGAGCCTTTTTTTCTGTTTTTCGGAAAATCGGATACGGATGGATTCGGATTGCGGGTTTTGTTTCATGAGCATTTACCTCAACTTACAATTTCAATTGGATATCCTAAGTATGCTTCTAACTCTGAAACAGTCAGTTTGCGTGGTTTCTTTATTTCAACATAAGCACGCTGTATGATATTGTCTTTTGTCTTTGCGATTGCCTTTCCAGTATAACTTTCAAGCTCTTCGTTTGCATATACATTCAAATGTTCATATCCATATGCCCGGCACCATCTTGCAGCTGAATCAACAATTTTTCTTAGCTCTTCTTGCTCATCACCAAACAACTCCGAATATCTAACCGCTTTGTTGAAATCACTCGAACTTACTTCATAAGGAGCCACAACATGTTTATATGGACTTCCAATAAAATGAAAGTATCTATGTGATTCCATTGCTTTTTGGCCTTTTGGTAAGTTGAATCCTTGAGCTATTGCTTTTTTAAGCAACTGTTCTGATTCAACATTGTTTTCTGTAACAATACACTTGTTTGTAAAATCAATCATCTTTATCCCCCTCTAAAAGTTTATATAACGTACTTCTTGAAACTCCTATAATATTGGCAAATTGTACCTTTGTTATTTCCCCTCTTTGCCAGCTACGTTTAGTTTCGTTGAAAAGTTCCTTATCTATCTCTTTTTTGGCACGACCTTTATATTTGCCCTTGGCTTTTGCAATTAAAATACCTTCTTTTTGTCGCTGACGAATATTTTCCCTTTCTCTTTGTGCTACATATGAGAGAAGCTGCAAAACTATGTCTGCGATCAATGTTCCTGTCAAGTCTTTATTTTGCGTAGTATTAAGTAACGGCATATCCTGTACAATAATATCTGCTTCAATCTCTTTTGTGATTCTTCTCCATTCAGCAATAATCTCTTCGTAGTTTCTTCCAAGACGGTCAATTGAATGGATTACCAGAATGTCACCTTTTTGAAGAGAAGCAATCATTTTCTGGTACTCTGGACGATTGAAGTCTTTCCCAGATTTTTTATCCATATAAATTCTTTCAACACCATCTGCTTTCATTGCTTCAATTTGTCTCGCTTCATTTTGCTCTACTGTTGAAACTCTTACATATCCTACTTTCATATATACACGCTCCTGTTTCTTTATAAAACAATTATACACTATAATGTGTGTGTTTTCAATAGCAAATTACACGTTTAAGTGAATTTTAATTGATTTTTATAACATTTGCGTTTATTATGTAAGTAGGAGGTGTTTATATGGTATCTCAAAAAATTAAACAAATAATGAAAATGAAAAAAATTACAAATATTCAAGTTGCTGAACATCTAGGAACTTCACCACAAGCACTAGCTAACAAGTTTTCCAGAGAAACGCTTTCTGCATATGAGCTTATAGCCATCCTTGACTTTCTTGGTTGTCAAATTTCTGTTGAAGCATTTCCAGATATCATAGTAAAATTTAATAGCAATGATCTGAAAAGAGAGCCTTAATGGTTCTCTTTTTTATGCTCTAATTAATCCCTGTCCCTCTTCTCTGCTATCCTGTCTATGATCTGAATAATTTCTTGTTTCTGAGCTTCTGACAATTCTTTTCTGAGCTTCCTGCTGAAATTACCATCATTGATATGTAACACCTCTGCGATCTGCCATAAGCGAACGCCTTTTGACTTTGCGTAATTCTTGATATCTTGATTCATGTTTTACACTTTCCTTTCTTGGTGTTGCCTTATTTAGTGTTAGCAGAGAAACAGTTAAGGATTACTGCTTTCGTGTTGCAATCACTATCATTGCTGTATAAGGAGAGCTTTTTTTATTTTTTTCGATGGTTGAGGTGGTGACTACCGCTGACTAGGGCTTTATATATACCCCCTCCCCGATATCCATGACGGACGCTACCAGGGAAGCCCGCCGCCCCATGGGTTCCCGCTTCCCTGGTTTAACGCTGACCTTTAAGGGCCTGCGGCAGTAATCAAGGGAATGCTATGCAAAATCTATTGTAATATTGCACAAAAAACAGTGTTTTATAAAATGTCTTTTTAGGGTGTACCCTATTTGCACATTGCGTATTACTAGATATAGAATCCGTTTCTTCGCAATCACAACATATAGTGTTTTTACTGTTATAGCTCCGGTTTTTCCATCTCTGGAAGCTCCAGCGCCGCTTTGTGCTTCTCCGCGATCTGCTGGGCGGTCTGCTGTGGTACGCCGTATTGCTGCGCGGCTTGCACTGGTGCAGTTTCTGCCATGCCGTATGCGGCTTTTGCAACAAATATCAAATTCGCATTTGTTCCGGTCTGGTTATGCAATCTATTGATTGCACAGTTTTTGCAAATATCAAACCATTTTTTAGCCGTGTCACCATGTGACGAGTTTGTTCTATACACTCCATTCATCCAATCAGTAAACGTTGTACGATTAATCCCAACTAAAAAGCTAAATACTTCTAAAGTTGGTAATACATGATATTTACTACATAATCTCACATAAGTATTAAACATTTTATCTAATAGCTCTATATTGTCATTACTTGGCTTTTGTATATGATCTGCAATATAAAAAATCATATCTACAAAGCTATCTGATACTTCTTTCTTATAGTTTTCGTTATCTGGTGATATACATAATACAGTATTTATATACTCATCAGCATATATATTAATATTATCTAAATAGATATCTACGTCTTGTATATTTACCGTATTATCTTTCATATTATCACCTCACTTTAACACGTTAATTTGTAAATAAAAAAAGAGAATGTCACCGGGTAAAGCTTATTCCCGGAAAATTTCCGGGTGTTCGGGTACATTCTCTAAAACTCAAAATAAAATATTCTGTTTTCTTTGTTGCTGATACCTTAGCACAGTTTTTAATATCTTGTCAAATTTAATTTTGCATAAAATAAAGCCCTTTATTTTGTCAGTAATTAATAAATAATATTTGTGGTATTATATTATAATCTTCATTTATATTTATATTATATATATTATTATACGGTACTGTATAGCATATCTTTTAATAAACTCCAGCTTTAGGAATCTAGGAAGGGCAGAGAATAATTATATAATTATATATAATATAAGGGCGGCTACATTTTCGCAGATTTGCATAATAAAAGCCAGACCTTCCAGGAGTTTCTATCCGGCGTGATCTGGCTTGTTATGCGTGTTGTTTAATTAACGATTCTGTGTACTTTCAGCCTCTGCCCTTCCTGAGTTCCGTCAGCTCTCGTTATCTGATAGCCTAAAGAAGTTTTAGAAAAATGTCAAGCGGTATTTTAAAAATATTTTTCTTGACAATTTGCCAAAAGCTGTGTTATTAAAATATCAACAGGCTCGGCGGCGGTCTGTACTCTGTCCATAGCCGCCACAAATAAGCATATTAAAAGCCCCGGGATAATTTCCTAGGGCTTTATTTTTATTCTTCCTCTTCTTCCTCTTCTTCCTCTAACCATATTTGACACTGCTTGCCGTCCTCTTCGTAGCTGATAGCTTCACCAGCTTCCAGGCGTTCCCGCCAGTCCTCCGGGTAATTCTCCGGTCTGTAAATACAGTTTCCCGGAAGGAATTGATTTCCGCGCATTTCATTTATTTTCATATTTTCTCTCCTGTCCGCCCTCCTGGGGCTGTGTGGTTGTTTTTCTTTAACTGTCTTTATTATAGCACTTATTAAACTATGCGTCAAGTACTTTATTAAACTATTCTTTAATTCTTCATTCTTTCTAATTCTTTTTGTATGCACTCCAGAACGAACGCAGACATCTTTACGCCTTTTAGATCGGCCGCTCTTTTAACGTCTTCCTTGGTTCCCTTTGGCGCCATTACTGTTATACGGTCGTACTTGTCTTTTTGATATTGTGCAATATATGAAAGTTCCTTTTCTTTCTCTTTAAATGCCATTTATTAACCCTCCTGTTATTGTTTGCTTTGATTATATCATTTATTAAACTATGCGTCAATTATATAGTAGGTTTTCACATATTATTTTTTCTCTTCCTATTATATGGAGCGCAAAAATACATATCATAAAAAATTATACGTTTTATTAAACTATGCTATTGACATTATTATTAAACTATGCTATTATAATACCAACAAAGGAACAAAAGAAACAAACAACCGGAATCGCCCGAACCACTCAAGCCAATGAGGACATAGGGAACCGGCACCGATTAATTGAAAAATTCTAGTTCCTAGGCAAAATAAAAAAGCTGGCTGCATCCTACCAAGACGAACAGCCAGCACCAAACTAAAAAAGAAAGGCAACCCCATTATAACAGGGGTAAAGGTAAAAAACAATGACAAAATACAATTATCTGGAAGCAGTAAAAGAAGACGTTAAAAATTATATTGATAATGAAATTAATTTCACAGACTTTGACAGCCTGGAAGAACTGAAAGAAAAATTAAATGATGAGCTTTGGATAGAAGACAGCGTAACAGGCAATGCAAGCGGCTCTTACTATTGCAATGCTTACAAGGCAGAAGAAAGCATAGCGCACAACTGGGGCCTACTCGAAGAAGCTCTTGACGAGTTCGGGCAGAATAACATAAACGTTATTGAAAAGGGGCGCAGAATGGGCAGACGTAACAATCCGTTGTTACTTATTAGGGCTCGCAATTTCTGAAGTACTGGACGATCTCGAAGAAGATTTTGACGAAGCACATAAAGAAATGGAGGCTTAAACATGAAATATCATTATATAGCAATTTCAACACGCACAAACAATAAAAACCTTGCTTCTGTTCTTCGGGTTGCTGAATCTGACAACCTTATTTTTTCCTTGCAAATCCCCGGTATTACTTCCGCAAATATTTGCAGCACAAAAAAAGAAGCGGAAAAAGTCATTGATTTTTGGAATAAGTGTTATAAGAAAAATAAAACTTATGGAGGGTTTTAAAATGAAAGCAATAGGAGAACACGATATTATAAAGGTTAACAAAAAAATATTGCATGTGTTAAAGGCAAGCAACAACGGGTCATATTTATGTAAAAATAGCAAAGGGTGCGTTGTCTGGACTGATTACACGCAAAAGCCTGCATTTGTAACACATAGTAAAATTTACGGAGGGTTATAAAAATGACAAATAAGATTATAAAACCAACACCAAAGCAGACTATCGCCGCCATAAAAAGCGGCGACTTTTCCACAGTTGATACAATCGAAGAAAAAGCCAGAAAAGAAGCAATAGAAATTTTTGTGTCTGTTGCTGCCGGCGTTATTAAATTAGCTTATTGGGATATGTCCCCGGTAAAGCGTCGGGATGATAAAAAGTCTGTGATGCGATATGCGCTGCACAGATCAACAAAAAAAGAGAACTGTTTGCAACTCTCCTGTATGGAGCTTATCGGCGGCGAGATCATCCCCACAAGTGACAAACAATTTAAAATTAACGATGATTACGACCGCCTGGAATTTTTCCGCAGTCTTCCGGCTGTTACAAAAATGACTTTAAAATAATAAGGGCGCGTCTTTTTATATCCTAGCTCCCAGGGTGAAGGGAAGAAAGATAAAAGCATGAAAAATTCAACTTTTAAGGAAAATGTAAGAAAGCAACTTGAAGTAAATGAAAAAATACATGCTATGGGCTTAGATGTTTGGTATGATGGAAATTTTAAGCATGTACGCATATATAAAACATATAAAAACGAATATAACCAGGATAATATAAAATTTATTGGTTATATTGATGATGATTTCAACATTGTTATAAACGAATGATTTTTTCACCGCTTCCCGGTTTCCAGTCCGGCAGCACGTTCACGGCGTGCAAGCGGTTTTTGGCATTCTGCCAGATGCACCTTGCAAAGTTAATATAATAAGTCAATCAATTAACGCGCTATTTTAGCCGTAAATGGGTTTTTATGCTATTGATGGGGATTTATGCCACTATTGCATTATAAGCCGTTTATGAGCCTTTAAATGCGTTACATGGTTTATTGACTGTCTGCGGCTATGGGTGTATAATAGTCTTGTGTAGCTATGTGCGGCTATGCTTTATTTGCGTACCGTGTAAATGTGCGTATTATGTCCGCTTATGTGCGTAGCTTGTCCAGTCTTCCCGGTGATCTGTCGCAGTTGACCGGGCTATATAACAATTAGGGCTATACGAATATATTGCGATATGCTTGTATAACGCTGTATTTTCCATTTTAAGGCGTTTTATAATCGTAGCCAATAAAATATAGGCTAAATACGTTACAAGCCATTTAAGGCTTATTTTGCAAGAGTATTATTGTATTTTAACGTTGTGTTGTATGTTACTTGTTGCTATGGTCTATTATCCGTGGGTTATTGGTTCTGATCTGCCAGAGCTACGGCTGGCGGTTGATTTCGTTGGCGTTCAATCGTTCCCGGCGCTGTCCAGGCTTCATAAGCTCGGCATGGTATCGGCTCCCGGTGCTGTCCCCTGGTTGATTTGTGGCAACGGAAAAGTCGCAGCTGTTCAAGGATTCAATAGTTGCAACTAACTTGTGGATGATCCCTAAATTTCAACATAATTTTAGAAGCCTAAAATCAAGGAAATCCATAAAAAAAGTGGCAACCAGAAAAATTCTCTCATTTTCTAGCTGCCACTTAAATTTTAATTTTGCACAAATATTTCTATAGAGTAAAGTGCTGAATGATTCAAAATTCACAATTTATTTAATCCTTCTTTCTTCCGTGTTCCGTATCTTCTGTGGGATGATTTCTCTAAACGTTCCGTCCTCTTCATTTGGGACTTGAAAAGTTTCTTCTTTCTCTGGTAATTATCAGTCGTTGTTCCCATTCGCGCCCTCCTTGTTAATCTTCTGGTTTCTGGTTTCAAAGTTTATAATTTCCGTGTCTGTTTCTAATTCTTCCGGGATTCTTCCAACAATGATAACTCGCAGCGGCTTCAATCTGCGTTCCATTTCCTTGAAACCAACGCAAAACTCCAACCGTGCTGCCTTGCTCTTTACTCTTCCATTGGTGCAACAGGCAACTGTGCTTCCATCTGGTAGCCCATCAAAGCACCAGTCCCAACAGTATTCTGGTAATATGTTTACGTTCGGAATTACTGGAATATCATTCAAGATCATGTAGTGAGACAATGCATGATTGCGGTATTTATTCCACAGGCACATAGATAACGGCATTCCATTCTTGCCAACCGATATGCTGAAATCTGGCATAATGACTGCATGAAAACATTTTAAATGCTCCATATACTTGTCTGGCTGATTCCATAATCTTTGAAACTGTACATCATCCACATAGAAATTTACATCAAGTTCCCGATGGTTCTTAATCTTTCGACTGAAGCTCTCTGCAAAGTCTACAGTATCTTTCCCTGGATGGATAAAGGTCTTTGGAATTTTCGGGATTCCGTACTTGCCATCAAGGTCTGCATTCGTGATTAAAAACTCTTTCATTACGTCATAAGCTGTATGTATCATTGATTCCACTCCCATTTTTTCTCTTATAGTGCTAAAAGGTACTTATATTTGAAAAATACCATATCTTGTGTCTTAATGCAAGTTTTCCTACTAAATATCTTGTGTTGTTCTGAATGTAGAGTGAAAATCATATCGTCAGAACGGCGCAAGGGAAACCCCCATTTTTCAAGGCTTCCAGACCTTAATTGAAATGTCAGTGTTGCACATGTAACCGCCAACGGTTCCACGGTAATTTTCTCAAAAAGTTCATTGACAATCTGCCTGTTAATGTCCTGTGGAGTAACGCCTTTAAACTTTTCTAACTGTTCTTTAATAGCACTTAATTGTATTTCTACTGGCTCTGGACTTTTTGTATTTTGGATTTCTAGAATATGGCTCTCAATCTGTTTTATCTGCTTCACGTATTCTTTATTTCTTGAAATAAACTCATCATCAGATATTTTTCCATCCAGATTATATTCCAGTATTTTTTCACGTTTTTGTTTTAACAGATCAATCTGTTTTTCAAGTCGTGAGATTTCGTTTTTATTGTCTGGAATGTTTTTGATCGAGGACTGCAAAATTTCAAAATATTCTTCCAAAATGCTGTCAATATTTTCAGAAGATTTATTTATTAATTCTGCAATTATTTCTTTCAGTTCTGATTCTGCCAGTCCGAATGAATCGCATGAAGCTGCTCCGTTTTTTATCTTATAACTGCATACCCATCGAACATCTTCTTTTCCTCGAATATAATGCTGCTTCATCCAGTATGGCGCTCCGTCATTTGCGCAGAAAAGTTTTCCAGTGAAAATATTTTCGTTTTTAAAAGAGGTTCTTCTTGATTTTATGGCTTCTCCACGTTCTCTTAAATATGCGTTTGCCTTTTCCCAGGTAGTTTCATCAATGATCTGCGGTACTCTGGAACCATCATCCTTAAACATTATCCATTCTGACTGCGGAAGAAATTCTTGTTTCTTTGTGAACATATCGACAACCTTTACTTTTCCTCCGCAATAGTATCCTTTGTATTTTGGATTCCGAATAATATTTTTTATGACATCTCTACTGATCTTACCGCCTTTGAAACTTCTATATCCCATATTCCAGAGTTTTTTTTCAATTCTTGGTGTAGACATTCCAGAAGCATAGTCTCGAAAGACCATTCGAACCATGTCTGCTTCTTCTGGAATCAGTTCAAGCTTTCCTTGATTGTTTGAGTATCCATACATTCTGTGTCCGAGAACAACACCGTTTTTGATTGACTGTGCGT